GTTTCTCCTATTTATTGTTGATTGAGATGGAGGCGGTTGCCCGCCTCCGATCATTAGTGATTATTACTCATCACAAGGTACTTGAAACACATGTGTTTCTTGCATTCTAGTAGCTCCAAGAGCCATAGAGTAGTACACTTGAGTTGCGTAAGATTTATCATCTCTCTCTGTGATTTTAGCTTTTACATCAGAACCGATCGCTAATTTGACCGCATCTTGAGTAAAACCAAAACATAATCTATCGTCTGCGTGAGTTCCGTCAAAAGCAAGTCTAGTTGACATGATGAATTCGAAACCTAAAAACGAGTTGATGTCTCCTTGAGCTAGAGCTTTTACAGTATTGAAATCAGAAGATTTAATTTCTGTAGTCGCTAATAGATCTTGGATTTGTTTTGGTCCACACACAAAGTATCTTTTTACAGATGGATCTACATCGCCATTGTCAAAGAAAAACTTAGTCTCTAACAATTTAGCTATTGTTAATCCGTCTGTTTGCTGTGCAGTTGCGAACTTAGAAGTCGATGGTAAAGCAACAGGTGTGCCTCCAGCAGCCCCAGTATCAGCAGATCCGCCTAGAGCAGCGATGATTTGGTCATCGATTGTTCTGTTCATAGCAGCTGCCGCAGCCTTTGCATAGTTTGACGTAGGATCATTTAGCATTCTTACTTTATCTAAATCATCAATTAAATCAGCCCATTCGAAATCGCCTAAGCTTACACGTCTACGTGAGTGGGGTGTGTCGACTCTCGGGGTATCTCCATGTCGAGTTGTTCTCGCCACAGCTGCAGTTGCTCCAATTTGATCGAAGAACGCATTTTTACCTCTTACAGTTTCAACATCCACAGCACCTCTTAATTTGCTACCCATTTGTTGAGATAGCATAGTCACATTTGATGAATATTGTTCAACAAATGCGTTAGTTATATTAACAGACATAATTGTCTCCTATATAGTTAGTGTTGTTGTTTATGTTAAAAACGGATGATTATCCTTGCGGGTCGTTCCTAAATTTTAGATCTCATGGATCCTATTCTATTCATAGTGTCAATTTGGGTCTTTCGATTATCCAAATATATTTCAGCTATACAGATTCTTTTTGTTCTCGTAAAGCTAAAACTTCTTCAACAGCTGCCTCATGATTAGGATGCATTTTATCCCAATATGCAGAATTAGGAGCAGTTAATTCTCCTATTTGTTTATCTATTGCTTGAGGAGTTAAGAATGTTGGTCCAGATGGATTAACAAACTGATCCTCTCCCATTTTTTCAGCAAGTGTTGCAAATGCTTTTATAATAGCAGGATTGTCTCCTAACTTAGATCCATCTGCCATTGGAGCATCTAATACTTCTGCTGCAACATATTGCTTAGCCATAGAGCTAGCTGCTTTTAATTTTTGGTCATAAGCTAAACCATATTCTTTTTTAAGATCTGATACAGCATCTGTTCTTGCTTTTTCTGCTGCTGCATTCTTAGCATTAGATTCAGCTGCAACATTTTCTTGATACCACTTAACCATTTCGTTCGCCTGGTTAGGAAGTAATCCCATTTTATGAGCTGCTGTTGCAAATGATTTTAAACCCTCTTGATTTACATCTTGAGATTCAAATTTATATTCATCAGCAGTTTTTGGTCTGCCAAGTTTTTCGTAAACTGCATCCCAATCTTTTTCAGTTGCAAATTTATTAGGTACAGGAATCTTATCAGCTCCTACCATTTTTTGTGCATGCACAAAACTTTTTGCTAAGCTTTCAATATCTTTAATATTTTCTAAAGATTTATCTGCTCTTACTTCATCAGAAAGACTTGCTTTCCAATCTGTGTTTGTTTCTGCAGTTGTCGCTGCAGTTTCTCCAGACAATACCGAACCTTGTTCTTGTACTGCTACCTCTTGATTTTCACTTGACATTGTTATTTATCCTTTTTGTTTATCATATTATTAATGAACAAGACCACGGATCTTGATCCCTCTAAGTATGCGCTTTCGTGGCTATCTCCTTTTATGTGAGTAGTCGAATTAAAGCTGCATCTCTTTTTAAGATCTTCAAGTACACGTTGTCCACTCTCGGATCCAAAAGTCGTTTTATAGTCTATCTCTAATTGTTTAATATCTTTCTCATTCATCAGCTACCGCCTTGATTGCTGGAGCTGCTTTGCCTGCTGCCTCTGCCATTTGCATCTCTTGTTGCATTTGCTGCATCTGCTGAGCTTGAGCTTGTTTCTCTTCTCTCATCTGCTCTACCTCAGCTCTAGATCTTAATATCTTAGCAGGTAAACCAATTACATCTTTTAGATGAGCTACTAATCCATCTACATCTAAATAATCAAATACAGGAGATACTTGTTGGATTGCTCCAAATACTTCAATACCTCTCATGATAGATGATAGATCTCCAGATTTTTGAGCTTTAGCTATAGGAGAAACATATTCTATTTCTATAACTTGATTTGCTAAGAACTCTGGAACTTCCTGGAATTTCTTTTGTTTAAGTAAAATATTAAAACATCTTGTTATTAATGGCTGTAATAATTCAGATTGTAATCTACCTAATACTGGACCAAGTATTCTCATCTTCTCTTCTTGTTTTTGCATGACTTCTGTTGCTGTCATGTTAGATCCTTGAACAGATAATAATTGATCGACAAAGAAGTTTTCTCTAATAGCTTTTCTTCTTTGCTCTTCCATCTGTAAACCTAAAGGCTGGTTGCTACCAATATTTAATGGTTCAATTCTTTCTCTGGTTCCAGATCTGTAGAAATTTAATCCTCCAGGTACTGTTCTTACAGGTAATACAAAACCATCATCGGGTACCATTAAAGGTGGATCGATTTGTTTCTGAGCTGCTTTAATAGAAACTTTAGCCATTGTGTTTAACATCTTAACATCTGGCAAAGCATTCATTGCAGGAGATCTACCATAGATCTCATTAGATGCTTTTAAGTATCTAGGAACAACATAAGGGAAATTATCAAAACCACTTTCACTTAATAAGAAACCAGTTTCTTCATGAACATAACAGCTTGAAAAAGGTTTGTTTACATTGTTCTCATATATGCCACCCATCTCATTAGGCATAACAGCATGAAGTACAGTTACATCATCTTGAGGATGATTTCTAACTTGTTCCATTATATCATGAGGTAATTCTGCTTTTGGAAACATCGCAGGTAAAGATCTAGCTTTTATGATAAACTTTCTAATAACTGTATCTACTAAACCTTTCTGGTTCTCTGATATAAATAACTCTGAGATATGAATAGTTTTAAATCTTAAATCATCATCTTCATCACTTTGGATAAACATTCCTGCTGTACCAAATGCAATTAGATCATGGTATAATTCAAAAATTTCTTGTTGGAAGTTAGATCTAGAGAATGCTTGCAACATAACTTTATTACAATCTTCTAGCCATTCAGACGCTGAATCGTCTTGATCTACCATTTCGTTTCTGTACTTTAAAGAAAACCAAGCAGAAGTCGTAGAAGTCAACATCCCATGTAAAGATGCTGCTAATAATTCTAAAGCATGTGTTGCAGTACCATCGAAGATTTGCTCATGCCTTTTATCTCCTTTAGATCTTTTCTGTGTAATATCTGCTTTTCTTGGTAGCATGTAATCTGCTACATCTTGCCAGTGAGATTCCCATGTTCCTCTTTGACCCCGTAAAGAATTATATGTGTCTATAACTCTTTTAGCTTTTGGTATTATTTCCATAAATTATCCTAATAAAGTTTTCTTTCTTAATTTTAAATCGCCACTGCCTAATCCCTGCGGACCCGTTAATATCATTGAATCTCTACCTTTGCCTCTTGCTTGATCCTGCGGACTTAAAGATGCTTGAGATACTTCTGCTTTTGTTGGAGCCACATAAACTGGAGCAGGTGGTTTTGGTTTTGATATTATTCCTCCCATACTATCCTCCTAATAAAGTTTTCTTTTCAACAGTTGCCTCAGACTCATCCCCCATAGGAGAGGTAAGAATAGTCTGTTTTCTTCCTACTCTGTTTCTTCTAAGTTTTGCTGCATCAGCTGCTGCCTGTTTTCTTCTTTCCTCATCCTCGTAATCTGGGGATTGCGGTAAAGGTTCCACTGGTGGAACTGGTGGCATTGCTGGAATTTTTGGTGTTAAAAAACTCATCTTATACCCTCATGTATTTTATAATCGCTTACTGCGATTGTTTGTTGTATTTTACTTTTGTTCTCATAATCATTTATCGACATA